CGTAGACCGTACCGGATTACTTGAGTTACAAGTGCTATACATCACGCGGTGATTGTGGATCGGTTGTTCTCCATAATGATGCCTCCATTAATGCAGGTATCATGGGATTACATGTTGCCGGTAGACCACACAACCCTGATGGATTTGCCCAGGTTGTCACTCGAGAGATAGTTGACAATATGTTGACTGCTGGTGGAGTGAAGTTCAAACGAACTATCGATTTGGACATTACACCGTTGAGTGCAGACTCCTCGGCACCATATGCTGCATATGGTGAGGTGGATTTCCTAGGTACTGTGTCTAATAAGGACGCTATGCGTATGCCATCAAAGACATCCTTGATACCAAGTTTGGTACAAGATGAATTTATGGAGCACACGCATGAACCAGCTATGTTATGTAAAACCGATGGTATAAGTCCAGTGCATGTTGCACTGAAAAAGGCTAATATCCCAACCGGTTCATTTGACAAAGAATTGTTTCGTGAGTGTGAAATGCACATGCGAAGTATCCGTTGGTCACTACCTACATTCGGTTTAGCCCGCACTCTCTGCAATCGAGAGACGGTGAATGGATTACCCGCTACGAATTACTTGAAACCGGTTAATATCCATACTTCACCTGGTTTTCCATACGTGAAGGATCGTCGTCTCCCCGGTAAACGGGACTGGTTAGGCCCCTGGAGTGATGAAGATGAGAGTCTTATCTATATGACTCTCCAATTTCAGAAGGAATTCTCTGATATGGAGGATACAATTGCTTCTGGGAAAGTACCGATGTTCCCATTTGTCGCTTGTCTAAAAGATGAGAAACGACCAAAAGAGAAAGTCAAGGCGGGTAAGACCCGGTTATTCTCAGTTGGTAATCAACTACATCTGTTGCTTGCACGCAAGTACTACGGTGGTTATGTTGCCTTTCTGACTGCAAATAGTGGAGTCCTAGCTTCCAAAGTCGGACTAGTGATGAATGGTGTCGAATTCGGAGATTTCTATCAGTACATGGTTAAAGGACGCTCGAAAGAGGAAGCCCTAAATAACTTCAATGATGGAGATTTTAGCGGATTTGACGATTCAGTCATGCCGGAGATCATTGTATCATTCTTCGAGGAAGCTCGAGCTTGGTACAAGTTTCATGCTGAAGATCCAACTTCAGAGTCGTTTCTACGAGACGACAAAATCCGGGAAGGTTTAATCCAGACCTTCTTAGGACCTCCCCATATCCTGGGGAACATGGTGTACTCCTTAACAAAGGGTAATACCAGTGGTGGATTTGCAACGGTTCATATAAATGGACATGCAAATGAATTAGCACACAGATACACATTCTGTGAACTGGCTCGTGACCACGAGATGGATAATACGGACTTTGATAAGTTCGTAAACCTAGC